CTTTGTATCTGTCGTTTCCTTCGTTATAGATGAGGGCAAAGGCAGCGGAAACTTTTTTAACTCTTGCCCTATAAGAAACTCTACCAGCCAGTTTACAATGATAGGGTACTCATTCAGCGCAGGAATAGCTTTCAGATCCATGTCTTTATTGACAATCTGAAATTCAGCGAAGAGGGAAGTAGAAACATTATCATAATTCTTGAGTGAAACCTTAACCGGTTTACCCTCGAGCATAGATAGTACAGTCTCATAGCAGAGATCAAAGTTATCTGTAGAGCAGAGCATCCTACACCTGTCTAAAAGATCTATATCATTGACTCCACCGGGAAATTCAAATATAACTCTATGCTGCTTAATTTCTTCTTTAACTGTATCAAATTCTTCCTGATTTTGCAGAACAGAAGAATCAACGATAAAGCTTCTTGGAGGCTTAACACCAGTAGTTTTTTCAGCAAAACCAACGTGACCTATTATATCTTCCATTGTTTTCTCCTTGTAGTTTATTAAGCAAAGAAAGTCATAGTTGTCAAGTAAAATAAAAACTCCCCTGTTGCCAGGGGAGTTTGAAGAAGGATATAATAGGGTAGCCCTTAAACTAAGGGTTCCATTGTATCTCGAACCGGTTTTGTGTATTGAATTGCACCATAAGGAGCAGGAAGAGCAGCATTATCACCATCAGCCAGTGTGTCTTTTGGAAGATTAGAATAACTGTCTAGATCATCTGTAAGACCATCTACCTTATTAGTGTGTAGGTCAAACGGAGCAACAACACCGCTAGGTCCAGAAACAGTTGCATCAGGCATATTCTCAGCAAAAGGAGTATAAGAACCTGATGTACCTCTACTGTTACCAACAGCCCATATATGTTCTACTGATATATCACCAGCACCAACACCGTCAAACCATCCTGCATAATACAACTGTACAGGGTAAGGAACAACTGCGTTACCAGCTACCTTTTCATGTGGTACGTTACGCACGAAGACACCATAGTAAACACGTATTCTCGTGATACCGTTGAAGCTTCGTACTGTTGTGAATGTTCCACCCACACTATCACCACTGGACTGAACCAGTTGAAGAGCAGTAATAAAGTCACCTACTCCTACGAAACCTCCCTGCTCAAGAACCTGAAGTGTAAGCGTTCCAGCAAGAAGACTGTTTGTGATAGTGATAACTGAACCATCAACTAATACTTCCTGATAGGCACTATCCATTGCTGGTTGTGCATCAAGGAAAGTATCATTCAGTTTACACGCTCTACTAACATCGATCTCGTCGATGTTAGATCCGCTGTAAACATGTCCTGCAAGCTTTGGATGCCTGAAGAACATTTTTATTCCACCAGCTTTTATCGCTGTGGACTTGGGGTGCACACCCCATCTATTAGGACCATATGGCATTTGGACACCTCCTTATAATTCTGTGATGCCACCGGTTACGGTGACTTTATCTAAATCATCTACATACCTAGCTGACCATGCCGATGCTGCTTCCAGTGCTGTAAGACCAACTTTAGCAGCAGAGAAAGAAGGGAAGGAGAGCTTAGTATTATAGATTCTCTTTGTACCTGAGAACCTCGCCAGGTTAGTACCTACGATAGATTGGATTCTCACATAAGCTTCATTATTAGTCAGAACAGGATCTGTAAGAGTTCCTTTATCTGTAATGAGGTTAGCACAATCCATAGATGATCTATAATCGATCCACTTGCTGATCATCTTAGCATTGAGAGATACACCATCAAGTGTTCTTGCATAAGTCAATCTGCAGTTCTCCAGACTGTTATCAGAAATAGTCTGCAGGTAAGCAACACCCTTAGTGCCGAGAACATCTACTGCAGCAGCATCATTCTCATTGACCGCACTGTTAAGAGGTGAGGGCCATCCAAGAGGCTTGATATTACCGCTGGAAAGTCTGATATTGTGCACCTTGTTTCCGACATAAAGCCCGGAAGCATTAGGCTTTTCAAACCATACTGCCAGTATCTCAGACAGAATGTTCTTGGAAGAACCATTGAGATCATTCGGTTCACAATGAGCTACAAGGAATGTGTTGTTCGCCTGCATAAGCTTGAGTGCTCCCCAGAAATATTTCGCTCTGGTAACCGCAGAAGCAAGATTCAGATTCACTATTCCTGCAGTCTCCTGCTCCACTGATGCAGATCTGATCCAGCACTTGTTAGGATCGTGTGCTGATAAAGAATCTCCAGGACCGACAAGAACATTCGGAAAGCTGTCTGAGAAGAGCTGTATCCTGACCTGTGACCAGAACTGAGATAAAGCTGGATTCAACTTACATAAGTAAGCGAGTGCAAGAGAAAGATCAAAAAACTGTGATGGCACAGACAGATCTACACCTGCTGAAGAACCTGCTACAAAGTCAGATGAGGTAAAAGTAAAATCAGCAGTTCCCGGTGTTACAGTTGCTCCAAAGGCTGGAGAGAAGCCTGCCTTTACTACTGTGACACTTGCAGCCAGGTTACCAACTAATTGAGCAACCGCATGAAGCACTGGTGTAGGTGTGACTCCAGAAGCAGGAAGATGAATGTCATTTGGTATATTGACATCATAAACAACTCCAGCATCTGTAAAAATATAAGCACCTGCTGCTATATCAACAGCAACTGGGCTGTCTGCTACCTGACCTGTATTCACAATACCTGTCAGAGTGATAGTTATTGCACCCCATGTAGCTGGAGAACCAGTAGCAAGGGCTGTAAGTACTACAGCAGCAAGAGGCAATGATAATGGGAAAGCTCCAGCGAAAGTTGGTGATGTATTGATTACTACTGCAATATCATCAACAGAACCAGAACCAAAAGTCTTTGTCTCATTTGCAGCAAGTGTAGCACCTGCAGACACAACAATCGAGTAATTGTTATCAGACAATACTGTACCTGCTGGAAGTGTTACTGGACTTCCTGAAGTATTTGTAATAGTACCTGATAAAGTACCTTCCACTCTTGTGGTAACAGAAGTGTTCAATGCTCTGAAATTGAAAGCTCCTTTTCTTCCTAATGCCGGGACAGCAGCAGGCTGGCCATTCATATTCGGATCGAAAAGCATCTTGAGAAAACTGATAAAATACAACTTCTCGAAAGCCGCTGTTAAAGGCGCGTATTCGATTGTTGAAGCTGAGGATGACCAGTCAGTAGTAAGACCGTCACAGAAAAATACGATCAGGTAAATGATCAGTGCTGTGTTGGAATCATCTCTGAAGACTGTCTGCAGTTGAGTAAGTAACTCACCTTTCATTATGTCTGCGTAATTCTGTACATCACAAGAGTAAACCAAAGGTTTAGTTTTTGTGAGTTGTACTTCATCGTTTTCATACCCCTGAATGACGGCGGGTGCGATATTAGATGGAATATACACGGAAAGACAATGGAATGGTTCATTAGATAGCGTTTCAACCACATCAACAGAAGATCTGAAAAGCATATTCTGTTCTGCGAAGCTACCGATGTAATTCACATTCATTTATTTGTACCTCCTTTTATTCTGGCTCTTCGGACTCGCCGTCAGCCGTGTACAATGCTTGTTGTATATCTGTAATACTTCCTTCTGCAAGCGAAATATACATGAGTCTTGGTGTTGTATCCTCTCCTCGAGAAGGTCTGTAATCAAGACCTTCCTGATACTTCAGATTAAATCCTATCGAAAAAGCGATCGTCGTATTACCTACTCCGAAGTAATCAACATTAGTTGGTACGATCGGACTAATATACTCCAGAGATTCAGCATGACAATAATAATACCATATTACATTTGGTGTCTGTCTCCCTGAAAGATGGTGAAATGCTTTCGCCCATGCCTCAGCTCTTACTCCCAAAAACCTTACTGTTATGTGTGCTACCTTAGTTGTCCAGTCAACACCATCTTTTGGATAATCCTGCGTCATTCTATCATCATTGTCAATCCAAAATTGTATCCATGTATCCTGACTTTCAGGTTTTATAGGTTGTTCAAAGTTATGCTGCATAGGAAGTACATATCCTCTGCAGGTCTCAAGCTCTTCTTCTGTGATCCCTTCATACTTAAAATATAGAGATACCAGTGCTTCCTTTACACTATCAAAGCTTACACCGTATATTCGTAGATCGATTCCAGCCATTATCTCGCTCCTTTGTAAGAATCTGAATAGTACATTTGACCTGTGTTTGAACTCCCCAGTATCACATGAACACTGATCTGATTGATCAGCCATGATGTAGCATAGAAAGGTGTATCCCCGGATAGCCCTAAAGACTGTCTTTTCTTTATTGTAGCTGGAGCCAGAGAAAAATTCAATGGTATCATCCCGTTACTCAAGCAGTTAATAATATCATCTCGAATATTACGGCTGAAACGTCTTAATGACTTACTGAGATTGTCCATCTGTGCAGACTGAAAGTTATAAAAAGCAGACCACTGACCACCTTTTAGCTGTCCAGCATTCCACTTTGTCTCGATAGACTGTTGAATATAATCCACTGTCTCCTTGAGATCCTCGTACACCGGGCGATACATGAACACTCGATTAAGATAAGTATCTATGAATCTTTCACCACCGTTATACCCGGCAGATAAAAACTCATATAAAAATCGTGCTGACCAGTTCGAGTTCCCGTATCTGCGGTTACCTCTGATTGAATTAGAGAAACTGTAAAATACCTCAAAGTCATCAAGATCAACATATCTAGGATTTACAATATGATCAAAGATGCTGTAGTAAGCATCTTCATCCTCAGGATTCTTCTTAAAATATGCAGCTACTCCAACGATAGCCGCCTTAGGAGTATCATTCATAATAGCTTTTTCTTCTTCATTATACACAATCTTACCAAATCTCTTCGATTGAAGCTTCGCATATCCTGTACTTTCTTCTGATAATTCTCTAGTGAATGATTGTGGTTTCATATTACTCAGGATAGTCCGTGATTACACGAGATTCTACGTTCAGATTTTCTACCTGTTTATCTGTGATTCCTTGTACTAACTGACAACTATAGGCTGCAAAACCACCTTCCCTGGAGTATATCTGGTCATCTTTAATGAGAAAGATCTGTCCACTATACTCGAAGTAAACTCCCTGAGGAGTACATTCATTAGGTTTAAGTTCAACGCAGTAGAATACACCGGCTTCGTTTGTAACTCTCGCTTCGCCCTGTATAGCCATGCGGCTGGAAGCTCCTTTGATAAAAGCTCCAGTCTTTTTATAGAGGTTTGTCCTGTTGCGGTATCCTCCTCCAGGTATTGGTTCCAGCTTAAATATCTGAAAATCCTGAAGGAGTTCAGGAAATGCATAGAGGAGGTCGCCGTAAATGGACATTACTCACCTTTCTTCTTTGGTGGTTTAGAATAGTCAAAGTTATCACCTATTGACTCTACACCTTTAAAAGCTTGTACTGCACTTAGAGGAGCAACAGCTCCGTTTACAAAACGCACTTGTTCTTTATGGAAAACCACTTTACCTTGTGCTGCATATTTCTCCAGACTGGCTTTCGCAAGTGAGGGTACACTATAGCATATAGAAGGTCTGAATGTCATGCCATTTATCTTTAGTTCAACTTTAGTAGAGAAGAAAAGCTGTTCATCTTCCTTTCTTTTAAACATTATAGTCTCCTTATTGGGTATGGATTAAAATTACTGCTTCCGTTTGTAATCTTAGTCCTCTTGTAACAAGTCTTAATCATTAAATGTGCTTTAGCCCCGAAAGCATTTGAGAGTAAAGGAGCAAGCAGATCTTTAGCTTTTTCTGAGAACATATCTTTATCATAGACAATATCGACAGGACCGATCTTTTTTCTTGAGATAGGTAATCCACCTGTGCTCAATATACCCCTTGAGAAATCAGGATATAGATCTGCGATATACCAGCAGATTAGAAACCTGTAGCATAGTCTGGTCTTTTCATACCACACCTGCTGATCATGTCCCTGCCAGAGATAAGAAACACCTACCCACATTGAGTAGACTGATTCTATCGCTTCTCTCAGTATATCATCTGCAAGATCTTTTTTATCCGGGTCTGTAAAGACCGGAAAAGATTGCAGGTGATACCTGCGCCAATCGTCGGGAGTAATCGGCGCAGGTAACCCGGAAACGAAAAGAGCCTGATCAGCTGTTGATAAACTGATCGTTCTCATTTAGTCCGCTATCTTTGCTGCAGGTATTTCTGCTATCTGCTCGTTCAGACCGTCAATGATATCCTGCTGTTCTGCTAAATCTTTTTCCAGCTTCTTGATCTTTTCTTTCAACGCTGCAACTTCAGCATTAGGTGCATCTGATTCTTTTCCAGCTTTCAGGATCTCAATCTCTGATCTCAGCACACTGATAAGCTGGTCTGGAGACATTGCTTCCTGTGGAAGATTGTCAGCAAGAGTCAGTTTTCCTTCTTTCTCATAGTACTGGAAAGTAGTGCTCTGCTCTCTAAGAATAGCCAGATCCTCTTCAGAGATCTCAGTAAAGCCATTATGCTCAACTATACCATCTCTCTGGTTGAACTTGTACTGTCTGAAAACATAAGCCTTGTTCTTGTCAGAAGGAATTTTACAGACGATGGTTGCATCGTCCGTATTCCTTATATATTTAATACCCATTATATCCTCCTAGATCTTAATTAAACTTGATGTTACTGCTTCCCGAAACCTTTAACACAGAAAACTGAGCGTTCAACAGGAGCAAGGATAGAACCTATTCTTGTCATTGCTGTTCTTACAGTTCCGTCTCTATATCCAGGAGCAGAAGGCAGAATCATATTCTCAACAAGAACCGGAGCTATAATAACATCACTCAGATTGCTTGGCTCGAGAGCTGACTGCCACTCAGGAAATGTGATGAACATAAGGTCATACGCATTTGGATTCCCTGGAGTGTTAGGCATAAGCATCGGGTCCGGCATAAGCTCGAAAGAAGCCCATCCTGCATCGAGACCTTTTGTAGCCATAGTCCCGATTACCTTGTTACCATGCTCAAAAGCTGAACCGATAAAAGAAAGAGGAGAGTTCTGTACAAAAGCATCACTGGTAAGAACGAACTTCAGAACTTTGTAAACGATCGGTGAACAGGCAATTCTTACTGACTTAGGCATGAAGTTTTGAGACTCCATGATCTCACCGAACATATATGTGAAAGCCTTGATAACCTTAGCACCAGTAGTAAGACCTGCTGCAGCAGAAACCATATCTGTATCCCATATTGAATCAAGCGGTGTTCCTGAATAAAGACTCATTGAAGAGATAGATCCGGGAGCCGCAGCATCTCTACTTGCTATTTGATACAGACCATCAAAGTCAGTCGCGCCGTAGTAGTAAAGATTGTTTTTGAGAGTTCTCAGCATCAGATTGGCATATGCATCTCTGTCGCCTATCAGCTGACCACCGAGGAAGTTCCCCTGCTGTCCGAGAATGTTCATCTCGTTCGGTGTTGGTGACTCATAATCTATGACGAGATTGATAACGTCAGAGATCATTGTGTTCACACGGTTTTTCACACCTACAGAAGTATTAAACTCTCCAGTTCCTTTTGATACTGCACTGATACGAGCCTGACCCTCGAAAGAAGTTGTGAATATCTGAACTAAGTCAGCCCACATATTCGGTACTGATTGAGGGCTTACAAGTTTGTCAGCATAACCTTCAAGGAATGGCTGACGAAACACTTTCTGGATAGTTGAGATATTCCAGTAAGGAGTGGTCATACCTGAGAGAGCTGAGTCATTGACTTGTGATGCGACACGTTCTGCGACAAATTTGCCGGTAGATTTGTCATACCAGCCGATTGAAGCCATAGAATCGAGAACCTGCCTTTCAGCTTTTTCCTTTTCTATACCTTTGCTCATAAGACTGTCAACTGTTGCACCTGCGAGTTTAGCAAGAGTCTCATCCACTCTCTTCTCAACAGTCTGTTTTTTAGCGTCTTCGTTTGCAATCAGCTTGGAACTCATTTGTGAATCCGCTGTTGAAAAGAAGAGAGCTGATGCCATCGTAGAAGGAGTAGCCGGTACTCTGTGTCCACCCTTCATACCTGCACCGATATCTTTCTGGTGTCCTATGTGTACACCATGAATCTCACCTGAGTCAAAGCTTTGAGGGAAGAGTCTGTACAAAAGATTCTCTGCTCTCTCCCTGAAGCCGTCAAAGGCTTTAGTCGAATTGACAACTTTATTCTGTTCCATTATAATTTTATCCTCCTCATCCCTTATAGTGCCAAGCCGTAAACGATATCACCGTTTAGTTCGAAGCCTATCATTTCATTTTCTGGTTCAAAAACCACAGCCTGACCAACAAGCATAAAACCAGCAGGAACAGTTATTCCGTATCTGTTCGGTCCACCTACTATTACTCTTGGAAAACCTGTAACAACTGAGATCAGAAGATAAAGATTACTTCCTATGACTGATGCTCCTGCGAGTGCTGCCATCCATGTAGCAAAAGTATCAATCGCTGTTACCATTGTTTTGTTGCCTTTGAGGAACGCAAGGTAATCAGCAGCAGTCTGTCCTGATTTGTGGCTGAACTTGTAGCCTACGATACCTCTTGAGATTGAGGTAAATTTTGAATACGCCGGGATTCCCCAGTTTTGTACAGGATTAGAAGCAGCCCATCCTGCTTCATATTTGACGACACCCATAAACTGGTAAACACTTGCTCCTGCTGCACCACTTCTCAACTTGTTAGCGTTAGCGGCTGTAGCATCTGAGAGCAGTCTTATAAGACCATTTCCGAAAGGTATCACATCAGTGAGAGTAGTATTACCACTCATGTCGATGGAACCTGATTGAGTAATAGCAGCAACACGACTGTCAGCATTTTTCATCAGAAAACCGTTAGTAAGTTCTCCACCCTTCCATGCTTTAGTACCAGTTACTGATAACAAACTTCCTGTCATTTCAGTAGCCATAATTATCTCCTTATTGTTTCGACCTCATCCCTTACTTAAACATGCCGTCTAATAGGAATGAGTTATTTTGTTCTGCAGAAGCGAAAGAAGGCAGGATACTATCTTTAGTATCTATACCGGTCTTGACTTCTATGCCGAGCTGCTTCTTAACAGCCTCGTCTATTTTTGCTGACATACCATCGGTTACCTGAGCAACGATCTTAGCGATTGTCGCATCAAGAGAAAGAGAATCTTTAGTCTCTTCAGACTTTTTCTTCTTGTCATCTTCTTCTTTCTTCTTCTTGTCTTCCGCAGATTTAGTTTCGTCCTCGGCTTCTTTATCAGCCTTGTCCTTCATTTCCTTGTCAGCCTTGTCCTTTGTTTCCTCATCTTCCTTTTTCTTCTTCTCAGCGTCTTCGTCCTTAGACTCGGCTTTGATTGAATCAAAAGTTGTCTGGAGAACTGCAGCATCACTGCTTACACAAAGTTTGTAGATAGACTTCAAACCCTTTGTAACCTCTTCTGCTTTTTCCAGAACTTCTTTCGGATAAGAGAAACAGTCGTTTACTGTATCAACCAGAATTTTCTTTTCCGGTGAATCAGTAATAGAACTGATAAGGGCATCAACCTTATCTTTTCGTGCCTTTTTTTCTGAGTCGGAAAGTCCACTGTAACCATCTAAGCTGTCAATGACAAGAGATGATAGTTCATCCTGCGGTGATTTTCCAATACCCAAAAAAGATAAAAAACTGTTCTTCATTACTTTATCTCCTTGTGTTTTTTTATCTTCTGCTTTACCAGCAGATATTAAACTATCAAGAACCGCAACGGATGAACCGCCTCGTCCCTGACGTGTTAATGCTAAACCTTGTACTTCCTTAATCTCTTCCAATATATAATCATAATCCTCTCCGAAGACCGGTGAGACTTTAGAAATATACTGTGCTGATGTTTCTTTTGCGCCTGTATCATAATATGCTACCGCATCTTTTGTGTAAAAAGCTAATTCACCTTTAAGAGCGATCTCATCATTTTCCAGTACTACCACTTCAATGTTACTTCCGACCACACCCTCAATCACCTGCTGTACGTTGTCAGCAGTAATAGAACTTGGATGTTCCTTTGTGAGAACTGCATACTTGAATTTATCTTTAGCCGCGACCAGCACTGATGCCGGGCGATATTCCTTATAGAACTCCTGTGTAACCGTTGGAGTGTGACCTCTTCTGATCATCTCGTCCCTGGAGTAAACATAGATCCCTGATCGGGCGAGGATAGCGTTTTTCACAATGATCGCTGAAGAACTCGCAGCATCTATTGTAACATTTTTATCTATCATAGTTTTTTACCTTCGTGTCTGGCTTCGTTGCTCTTGGTTCGACCTTCGCCTACTTTCTCGTGCTGCTTCTGCTCCAGCTTATCGCTGTAGCTGTGTCCTTTCTTCTCACCCTCGGGCTTAGGAGCAGCCGGTTTCTTTGGTCCACCTGCACCACCTGCTGGCAGCGGAGGATTCTTGGTGACTTCCAGTACAGCAGCTAACTGCTGAAGCTCGAGATCTCTCTTCTCGTTGGTGTACTTGTCATTTTCTTCCTGTCTTTTTACAATTTGTTCCATCAGCTCACTGGATAGGCTGAACTCATTATCAGATAGCTGCTGAGCCATATTGATAGCAATAGGAACAGGTATACCAGCAGCAACAGCGTCGAAAATACCTTTGTTAATTTTTGCAGAAATTTCACTTCGATCCTTCGCATTAGAAAGTTTTGGATTATCAAACTCAATAGTTGTATAAGGTAAAGCTTTCAGCACTCGATCTGAAGTGCCGAGGCTGTTGATTAAAAATATCATAACTACTTCTTTAAGCTGCTTCGCAACCTTCAAGTGTGTATAGCGAACATTCTCTGTCTGTTTCTCGAAAGCCGAGTCACTTGAGTCCCCTCCTGCGAAAGCCCCTCTTTCAGAAGACCAGATAAGCTCTTCCGGGTATCTCGCTCTTGCACCTACGTCCTGACGGAGTAGTCGGACAAGCTCAGGCACTTCTGTAAAGTCCCGGCTGATCGCTTTCAGATCCCCGATTGTATCAATATTGATAATACTATCAGGACCTGCATCTCTATTTCTTACTGTATTTCTATCTGCCATTTCATCGAGCAGAGCAATACCTTCCATAGCTCCCATACCGGAAGTATCGAATGTACGTGCGAGTAATGACATCTGTTTAATCATAAAAGGTATCGCCTGCATGACTGCATCATAGTTAAGTACTGATTCAATCCAGCCTGGTATATCAGATACACCCCATCCAAGCGTCATCATGGTTCCCCAGTAGCCTGCTGCAGGAGAAGTAACAACCCTTGAACATCGTTCTGCGTTCATCACTGAGCCTAAGAATGGTATAAAGTATACTGGTGGTTTTAAGAAACCTGCAGACAGAGGATTCCAATCAGGAGTAAATACCACGTTCCAGCGGTCTATTGTAACGAATCTCTCTATACAATCTTTACCAAGCACACCGTACTTGACAAGCTGTGACATAGACATAAACGTAGTCCTGGGAGAATCATTCTTGAATTTAGGGAACATCAATGCTCCACCAAACACAAGGCTATCCCGTATAACTTCCGCTACACGCATATCAAACTGATACCTGATAACATCTTCAGCGATCTTATCAAGCTCTTTCGGTTCGAGTTTTGAGTTTTTTATCTTAATACCATTAAGTAATGGCGAGTGTGACTTCTTTTCGATGATTAGTTCCGGTATACCTTTACCGGAATAGATCATTGCTGCTTCACCCGGACTGATCCAGATGTTACTATTGGAGAACTGTGAAGCTGCTAATGGATTACTCCCCATGTATGGAGTAACATCTCTATTGATTATACTGTCCACAGTGGTCAGAAGATCCTGTCCAGTCTTGTAGTTTGTCATTACTCCATTGCCGAACGAAGAGGCTTTTTTACGAAGAGAATCAAGTGTTATAAGCTCTTTGCGGTCCTGCTTAGATACCGCTATGACCTGTGACTTCATTTCACTTTCAATTCTTGCATTTATAAGCTTGAGAGATTTGTCAGGCAACGGCTTAAACTCACCGGATTTGACTGATACCATGCTGTCTTTGATGACAGAAGAAACGCTTTCACCTTCTATAATAGGCCATATATCTTTCTTAAAATTCAGCACTTATTATCTCTGCCTCTTGCGGTTGTAGTTTATAAGATTGCAATATTATTTTCTGTTTTTTGTCAAGTATTTTATAGTAGATCCGGTCCAATTATTGAGAACCCTCCAGTCTTGATGATATTCTGCGCCGCAGAAACATCACCAAAAACCTCCTCTTCATCCTTCCACTCTTCCAGTCTTCGCCTGATAGTGAGATCCCTGATGTCTTTCATCACCGGTTTAAAGATCAGAAAGTAACAAAGCATCCGAAGTGAGTCTATATCATGTATCGGACTGCGCCTGCCTATACCTTTCGGCATAATACCGGTCTTTGGATCTCTAAGAGCAAGCGAACACGCTTCTGCAGTCTCCTTTGCCATCTCGGTAAACACCAATCTACGTGTGTACAGAAGCTTATTAACCAGAAACACCGTGTCCTCGACGTTCGGATTCTTCCCCCGGAAAGCCCAAAAGATCTGATACTTACGCAGTTCTGCAGCGAATGTCAGGATCTCAGCTTTTGAACTTGCATCCGGTATCCATATGATCTTGTTGTTGGGAAAATCGTATCTAACGATACGTGGTGCATCCTGTATCTGTTCAAACTCGTACCGTTTAACAATGTAAATAGCGTTACCTCTGAGCACTCCTACGCACCCCCGGAAATAACCCTGGTTAAAATCCTGCGACCAGTAAAGCTCTTCCCCCGGATGCAGCGTCCTGTCCATAGGAATACGGGCATAATTCTGATCCCAGTCAAAGTCAGGAAATATCCTGCCAGAACCTACAGAAAGAAACTCCCCTTCGAGATAAACCTTTGCCTCTGTCTCAGTATAAAACTTATATAGAGAATCAACATAGTCTTTTTTAAGATAGAAATTATCCCGAGTCCTTGCTTTAATCCGCACATATCCGGTCTGTTCTTTGTTAAACTGTGTAACCACACGATACAATCCCCTTTGTCCCTGAGAGGTAGAAGCGAACTTAACAAACGGAGATCTGAATCCCGGTATTACCTGTCTGGTCCTTTCATTTACAGCCTTTACCGCTTCAAATGTCATGTCTGCAGCATTGGAGATCGTTACAGAACCAAGATCATCCACCTCATCTCCATAGAATCCGCAT